AATCAGAAGAATAACCCAATGTAACTCTGAATCACCATATAATTTATCAGCAAGGATTTCTGGTGTTTCTCCATTCTTTACGTCATAGGTATCGAAAACTAAAGTGTTCTCTTTAATTTTTTGTCTCAAGGCAACTCTTCTCAAAAGATTAGTTACAACCTTGAAATTAAAATTACCAGAGGCATCATATACGATACTAGGAAAATTTGAAAAATACATTATTAGAAACCTTGTTGAATTAATGATTTAGTGACAGTCTGCAACTCTCTAAATGTTAATGACATGGTGGTTCTAGTTGGCATTGCACCTTTCTCATTTGCTGTATGAAATGTCATCTTGTCTCCACCATATGCAACATCTATTTTTTCCAAATAAGATTCTCCTATTTTATGTAAATACCCATTCTCTTTTGAACCTGAGTAATATGCAATATCAAAGGTATTTGGAATAGTCATTTCAATTCCCAAACCATCTGTGTATTCTGGTGCTGCATTTTCTCTAAAAAGTTGGATGATATTATCTATCTCATCTGCTTCTTGTTGAGATGAGGGAGTAAATGTAAAACTATAAGTGAAAACTCGTTTGCCAATACCCTCAAACACTACTTCCATTTTTGGAACAATAACCTTTCCTCTTGCGATACCATATGCAGCACTAGCACCAGACAATCCCGGCAAGTTGTCTATTGTTTTTTTAGCAAACTGATTAAGACCAGCCCGAAGACCTTCAGCGAATGGTCCTGCTGCTTTTAAAAAAGCGTCAGTGCTAAATCCAGTAAATCCTGCAATAATATCTGCACCAGCAACCGTTGCAGCTCCCATCTCTGCTTCGCTATATCCAACCTCATATGATTGATTAACTGTAGCTGGAAAATACAGAGCAACAGAATGTTTTGTTTGAACTGTCGGCGCAAGTTTTTGAGTTAAGGATTTGCCATCATGCTTTCTTCCTTGTGCTCGTTGAGCATTTTTTTTCAATTGATTTGTCAGTTGTTGAGCCTCATCACTGGAAGAATTTGTTGGAGCGCCGTCCACATCCACAGTTTGCTCAGATTTTTTAGCTGTTGTGTCAACATTCTTTTTTGAAGTTTGAGTGACCTTTGCAGGTTTTCTTACTCTCACAAAAAATGAAATGAAATGACTATTGCCTGTGGCCCCAAGGTCTAATGGATACTGATACATATTTCCAGAATCACCACTGGGGCGGCTACCACCAACATCAGGAAATCTAAGTCCTGCTGCCCTGTTCAGTCCTAATGCAGATTTAGCTGCCCCTGTGACGAGTCCAGCAAGTCCAGATTGAACTTTGGTTCTTAATGCAGTGAAAACAGCCATGTCTAAATAGTCCTCATAATCATAACTATTTATACATCATGTCATACAAAGGTCGATATAAACCAAACAATCCTTCAAAATATAGAGGAAATGTTCACAACGTAATCTACCGCTCTCTGTGGGAACGGAAGTTCATGGTATACTGTGACAACAATGAGTCTATAATTGAATGGGGCAGTGAGGAAATAGTCATACCCTATAAGTCTCCTTGGGATGGCAGAATACATCGTTATTTTCCAGATTTCTATTGTAAAGTAAGACAACACAACGGCACTATCAAAAGACTTGTTATTGAAGTCAAACCCAAGAAACAGACGAAACCTCCAAAGGAACCACAGAGAAAAACCAGACGATATCTTAATGAAGTAAAGACTTGGGGTGTAAATAGTTCTAAGTGGAAGTATGCTACCGAATGGTGTAAGGACAACGGAATGGAATTTCAAATACTAACAGAAGATGATTTAGGTATTCGTTATAAATAATTATATGGCACAGAGTAGATTCATTCAAAGTGTATTAGATGCTGCAAAACAGGATGCGGGAGCCAGTGGAGTAAAATCTATTAGTTGGTTTCGAGCAAAGATAGGAGAATTTGGAAAGCCTGGACCACAAGATTTGATACGAGATGGAAGAAGAACAAAGGGTGTAAATTTTGGGACACTCAATATGTTTGTATATTCTCCAAAGCATAAGAACAAATTACCGTACTATGACACCTTTCCGTTAGTTTTACCAATTGGTGGTGCTGCTGGTGGTTTTTTAGGACTGAACTTTCATTATTTACCAATTCCTATGAGAATAAAACTATTGGACAGAATTGTAATACCAGAAACTAGGGCAGTAAATGTTCTCACACAAACAGGTGGTGTAAATGGTATTATCACCGACTATTCTCAACTAAAAGGAATACCAATGGCAAAAGCGATTGTAAAGCATTATCTAGCCGGATATGTTAAATCTGATTTTCGTGCCATTACACCAGAAGAATTAGTCGTTGCAGCATTGTTACCAGTGCAGAGGTTCAAAAAAGGTTCTGCTCAAGAAGCGTACATAGAAACAGCAAAACTATACTAGGATAAAGAAATGGCAACAGGAATTAGTGCTTTTACAGACGCTCTTGCATTCGGTGCATTGAATGATGTGCTGTCATTGTTCCATGAAGACAATGCATACGGAAGACCAAACCAATACGAAATTCAAATTCTACCACCACCCGGCAAATTAGGTGGTCATGACTTTAGAAACATTTCACTGAAAGCAGAAGCCGTCCTTATGCCAGGTAGAAGTGTAAACACCCAACCAAAATCAGCTGATCAAGTATATGGTCCAACAAGAGATTTAATTACGGGTCCATTATACGCTGATGAGGTGACAATGACCATCCAATCACCCAATGGTCTAGATGAGAGAATGATGCTTGAACAGTGGCAAGAACTATCATTTAATAAAGATACATATGATGTGGCATATTATCAAGAATACGTTGGAACTTTAAACATTCATCTATTAGACATGAACGATAGAAAAACCTTTGGGTTGCAATTAAGAGAATGTTTTCCAAAAAGCATAACTGGCGTAAACCTCGCATATGGACCAAGTTCAGAGATAATAAAAACTAACGTGTCATGGACGTTCAGAGAATTTGTAAATCTATCACTGGATGGAGCGGGGCCGGGCCTTGCAGAGAAATTAGTTGACACGTTTACAAACACTGTTGAAAGAAGCATTACAGCAAATGTACCATCAGTTTTAAGAAAACTGTTTTGAGAATTATTATGAAGGATAAAAGATTATGGCATTACCAAAACTTGATATACCAACCTATCAATTAGAACTACCGTCTAATAAACAAGTCATCAAATACAGACCGTTTCTTGTTAAGGAACAAAAAATCTTAATGATGGCACAAGATGCTGACGATAAAGAAGATGCTTATAATATGTTGGCAGGAATTGTTGATGGATGTACTTTCAACAATGTTGACATAAAAACCATGCCGATATTTGATTTTGAATATCTGTTTTTGAAAATTCGTTGTAAATCTGTCGGTGAAAGCACTGAACTTAGTGTACTATGTCCTGACGATAACGAAACTAGAGTCCCTATCACAGTCAATTTGGATGAAGTTGATGTTCAAGTTGAAGAAAATCACAGCAATGTGATAGGGGTAAATGACAACATTAAAATTATCATGAGATACCCAACAGTCAATGACATTAAGAGTGTTGGTGAAGCTGAAACATTAAATAATATGATGAAATTATTGAATGTATGTATTCAAGAGGTTCATGAGGGCGACACTATTCATAATATGGTTGATGTTACAAATGCAGAATTAAATGAATTTATTGATAGTTTACCCACAGATACATTTGAAAAGATGGGAGATTTTTTCAGCACCATGCCTAAACTAACTCATGTGGTGGAGATCAAAAATCCAAAAACAGAAGTGACAAGTGAAGTAATTGTACAGGGATTGGATAGTTTTTTTTCATAGCCCTTTCTCACACATCACTTAGTTCCTACTATGAACTTAATTTTGCACTGATGCATCATCATAAATATAGTTTAACAGAACTAGAAGAAATGTTACCGTGGGAAAGGGAAATATACGTTGGGTTGTTGATGAATTATTTGAAGGAGGAAGAAGAAAAGGAAAGACAACGAGCAGCCTCTAGGAGATAAAGATGGCACAAAAGAAGCTTGAACCAGGCAGTGATTATGCAAAGTATGATATTGATGGTGATGGTATTGTGACTGATGAAGAACTTGAGATGGACGCTAAGATGATGAGGTTAGATAAT